CCTTGTGTATCAGTACCTACAATAGTTTGCTGTATCTCGCCACCACAATGCGGACAATAGTTAGGCTGAAGCATTTTCCACAGCTCATATTGTCTGGGTGATGGTTTGAAGTCAATTACAATATTTTTGGGTGCTATTAGTCCTCTTGCCATTATATATCGTTTTGGTAAAGAATAGCTGATTTCCAGTCGGCTAACCACCTGACATATCAAAAAAAATACCTCACCGAACTTAATCAGTGAGGTATCATTTACCAAGTCCAAAGATTATAGCTTATACCTACTCCGATGTAAGGACTCCACTTGTCTTTCGTAGCCCCTACTCCGGCTTGCACTCCTAAGCCCCATTTCTTTGCGATTTTTCGCGTTTCTGTGCTTCGCATGATGGTTTCCCTTCTGAATACGTTTATACTGTCTAAACGAGCCTCAAAACCGCTTATCCACGCTTCATACGTACTGTCTGCATAGTGCTTTTGTACAATTGGCAACTCTACATATACACTGTCGATGATTGTGTCAAGCAAAACTGCCGTTTCAGTTGGCTGTGGAACCGGTACTTTGATGTACTTGATGATGGTGCTATCTATAACTTGCGGTTGTGTGATTCTGATAGTGTCGTTCACAACAATCGTATCGTTAATCGGAGTTGTGGCACTGCCATGCTTGTAGCCAACGTCATAGCCGGCAATATAGAAGCAGAGAGCAGCAGCTATAGCGGACATAATAGCGATAGCTGTTTTATTCATATCAAGTGTTGATGTTTAGTACCTGTCTGCGGTTACGATGACCGTATGACACGTGTACCCATTGATAGTTGTTTTCATTGATAAGCTGGTCGAAGGGTAAGTTGAGCTGGCGAATAAGATTAAATAGAACCTTGTTACCGTCTTTAGTACCAACTGTAATATCGGCAGCTTCGCCACTGAGATGTTGAGAGTTGCTTGCTCCACCTACTTTGGCGTTCAACGCACCACAACGATAGCCTGATGATATTGTGATGGGCTTACCATACGCTTCTCTCAGCGGATCCAAGATATTGTCAATTAATGCTGTGAGCTTAGTGGCTATTTCTTCTGTGGGAGTGTTGCTGATTTTGTATTTAGTGGCAGTATCACTCTTAACCATTTCAGCTATTGAGAAGTATTTCATTAGGCAAGAATTGATTCATAAGGAATATACCACTCTTGGTGTTCAAGATAAGGCTCGCCAATCAAAGTGAGCCAGCAGCCATGAATTTTATTGTCTTCATCACGGCAAATTTCTTCAATGATACCTTTACGACCAGCCAAAGCGTCAAGCTTGATGTCGGTCAAAGTAATAGAAGGAATGATGTTTACTGTGTCTTTCTCTTTCATATTAATAACCTGTTGGGGGTTTACGGTTCGGACATTTGGGTAATTCACATTTAAGAAGTTTGAGCTTGGCATTTTCAACTTGCAACTCTGCCACTTGCACTCTTAACTCAGCCTTCTCGTTACGATGTGTAGTTATGTCCTGATATAATTCGTTAATCTGTGCTTCTTTCTCCTTTACCTCTGCGTGTGTTTCGTCATAGAGCTTTTTCCATTCTTCAGATTGTCGAGCGTCATTCTCTATGATTTTACTTTTACGCATCTGCGGAAAGAATAGGAACATGGTAAGATTTCCGGTAACTACGCCAATAATAGCAATGATAATTTCCGTCATTTACTCATCCTCCTTCTTAGCCGGAGTTTCTGGTACGATGACGTTAAAAGTAATGCCACCTTCGCCACCGCCTTCGATATTAACCTTGCTAACCTGAGCTTCTTTGATGGGGTACATATCCATAAGAGCTTTACTAGCATTGACTGCCACACTACGCATAGCAGCCGGTGATATTTCGCGACCATGCCTATCGAGGTACGAACCTGTCGAGGCTTCTTTGACGATTCCAATAAGATTGCGTGTCAGAAATTTCTTCAACGCAACTGTATCAACGACATTCTGTTCTTGCAGTTCTTCAATGCGCTCCTTGATTTCCTGACGCGCCATATAATGTATTACTTCAAGACCTGTTTTAGAAAGTTCCTTAAAAACAGCTTTGTAACATTCATGTGCATCGCCAACATAAGGACGCTCCCCATTCACGTACAAGTCACAGAATAACTCATCATTTTTAGATAGTAGTTCTGTATTCATTTGATATATAATAAATTAAAAGCCCCGACTAAGGATTGAGTCGAGGCTTGGTTATATATATGAATAGCTATTCGTCTAGTAGGGGTACATCAGAATCATCATTTTTATTGAGCAACTGGTCCATAATAATATCCCTGAACATCTTACCCATTGCTTCTACGACACCTTCTACATCTTCTACTGACCTTATGTACTGAAGGTTAAACGCTATTTTGAGGTCATATCCGGAGATTTCAACAAGTCGCTTGTTAATCTCAGGGTTGCGAACCTCATACATAGAACGGTCTGTAATCAGTTTGAATTGTACTATCGGCTCCTGTGCGGGTTCTGCCGGTGCAATGTTGTCTGTTTCTTTTTCTTCCATTATATCTTGAAGTGTTTACGTGATTTTTCTGTCTTAGCTAACTCTATATCCTCAGCATTGCCGTTTGTGTTTCGCATACGCATTGCCAATACCTGTGCTACATTGGTTGTAGCTGTTACGTCTGCATCTGCATCATGTGCGTCATCAAGTTCAATACCTAAGTTCTCACACATAATCTCCAGTTTGTACGAGCTGATTTCAGGTCGATGACATAAAGCAAGCTGACCAAGAATGATAGTATCAAGCACTCGTGGTTGCCAGTGACCATAGAAGTCCACATGACCTTGTAGATACTTTGAAGCTTCTTTGACTAGATTAGTTCGTTCAAACAATTGCATTAAGAAACCTTTATCAAAGTCGATGTTTTGTCCTATGATAAATGGCTTCATGCCTCTTGATACCTTGGGCGTGTGTGCTGCAATAAAATCAACCACACCCTGAGCTACCGCTTCTATTTCTTCGCCCTGATTATAGAGCATATCCATAGTGATAGCTGAGTATTCAAGAGCTTTAGCTTCATAGTTCATCATCTCAGTTGCCTCAAAGTCATACTTGTTCCTTAACACCTTGCGCTTTGCTAAAGCCTTGATTTCTTTCTTGGCATAAGGGTAAATGTACTTAACGAATGAACCAATACGTTCAAAGGTATCAAGTCGAGTTGCATGTAGAGCAATCTGAGTGATGGGCGATTCCTGTGAATCCAAGCCACCGGTTTCAAAGTCGAGTGTGAACGCGACTAGATATGATTCATTATTATCTGCCATATATGATATAGTCTTTGAGTTTTACAATTACCTGAGCCGCTGCATAATCTAACGTGCTGTTGTTGTGGATGATAAAGTTGTAGAAGTTATCTTCAAGACATATACGGTCATCATCACGCTGTAATCTGGCTTGGTCTACTTGAATATTACCACATACAACTTTCACCTTGATAATGTCGAAGCGGTCTGAATACTTCTCTATCATTTCCAGCAACCCCTTCTCGTCAATAACATAAGTACAGAGCTTTACGCTATCAAACTGAGATAGAGCAGTCCAGTAGTGATAACCACCAAAGAATGTATATGCACACATTGCTTCGCGAGGTGGCATTTGGTCTTCAGTTACAAAGAAGTGTTCTACGCCATCGGTTTCTCCTTCTCTTATCGGTCGAGTTGTGTAAGAACAAATAGGGGGGATTTTGTATATATCTCGTAACCTGAGTGATATTGAGGTCTTGCCGCTACCGGACGAGCCAACAATTGCCAGAACCACCGGCTTCTTTTTCATCAGTGTATCTATTTGAAAATTATCCATATTATATTATAAGTAATTGAGTAGCACGTGTAAATTGTAGGGTGTTCTTCTTTGCAAAATCACTGAACTTAGTAACGCCTGAGAAGATAATAAGCTTGTCTTTGCAGCCTTGTAGCTCATTGTAGAACTTGGCATATTCTTCAGGCCAGATTGTACACTCGCATAAGTCGTTGTTCTGCTGTAAAGTAAGAACTGCAAAGACCTCAGTGTTGCCTGTCTTTTTGCTGACGAATTTCTTCTCAACAAAATCAGCGATTGTGGCACATACAGCAGTCTTACGACCATCGTTATCACTATCGCCAACTTCTTCTAAAGTTAGGTATGCCGCCCTACCCTTGATACTTTTGCTGATTTCAGCGTTGGTGTATATTCGCTTGTAGTCTACATAACCCATACTAGACACTTTAATCTGCATCTTGCTCCAGAAGTAATGCTTGCCAATCAGTTCTTGCGGGAAGTCGATTGTTTTAAGAGTGAAGCCGAGTTCCTGAGAAGCTTTCAAGATAATGC